GAAGAAGATGACGCACTGAGTTATTTTCAAAAACTCGCTGAAGAGTAAACAATAAAAAAGGGGTCTTACGACCCCTTTTTTTTATGCCCCACTTAATCTGGGATTATATGCCTGTTTCAATCCTCTACTAATATATTGACTTGACTTCTTATATTTCATTATCCTTCTGAGATCACTTATAACCACATTTAGATAATCCTCTTTCAATATTCTAATTCTTCTTTTAGAGTCATTCAAGTCCTCTTCATACTCATAGTTGGTTACAGCAAGGATGTTATCATGTGTTACTACATTACCAGATGCATCTTTAACTGTGCCTGACTCATCTACTGTTGATAATTCATTTAACGTACCTCCGCCATAATTTACTTCTACGCCAATATTTTGATCTATGAATTGGGAATTAAAATTAGAATCAACTCTTAATCCCTCTGGAACAACAACTCTTTTTCTACTATCAAGTGCCATTTCTGTGATATAATGATGTATCTTGGTGTAGTTTTCTTCACTTCCATATTTTTCTAAAAGGTAATTCTGAAAATCAAAATGATTTAGAGGCCATTGATCTCTTATATTTGTGATATTGTTTGTTACGAGAATAACCCAATCAAAACGTGGATCACCATATATTGCCTCTGCAACTTGATCTGGTCTTTCATCACCAATAATCATATAATCTTCAAAGGCAGTTACTACATTGAAAAAGTCGTCACGAATTTTTGCTCTTCTAAAAAGATTTTTTACAACAATATACTCATTACTAGAAGTCCTATCAGGAGTTCTTGAAACATAAGCTATTTCTGGAAAGTAAGAAAAATAACTGGCCATTTTAGTATCCTATCTCTGTTGCATGTGGATCGTCAAGTTGTTTTACAATAGCGATTGGGAAGAGATCACCAAGATTGCCTTCTCCCTCAGAGTTGTATTCTCTTCCCTCTACTATGTTACCTTCAGAACTATAATCTGTATCATATATAGGTTCGAGTTCATTGAATGAGAGAGTCATTTGTACAGAAATTGGCATACCTTCATCATATGCCATCCATTGACCCTCTGGTGTATAGTTGACACTTACATTTGTCAAGGCACAGGGTTTGAATTTATTGACACCTTTGATGTCTTTATTGCCTATTGTTCTATATCTTAGTCTGAATATGTTGGGTGTTCCTAAGAAAAATGATGGGCCACCAGTTTTTCCAATATTACTTGCTTCTGAACCAGTGTCTAATTTTTTAAGTTTTCTAGGAGCAGACCACTGTTTAAACGCACGAATAATCATTCTTACATTTGCGGCCTCTAATTCATCTCTAGGGCTCATTGTCCATGTAAATTCAAATGATCTTAGGGATACTCCGTTAAATAATAATTCTGTGTTTGAGTTAGCTATAACACCAATACTTCTAGATAATATCTGTTCTGGTGGTATGTCATAACCCATGTTACTTGTCAACTGACTTATTTGGTTTGCAAGCATGTCAGCTCTACCCGCCTCTCTTTTCAATCTTTCCATTGCAAGAGCATTTCTCCTCATAGGCCCACCAAAGTTTAAGAAATCAAATGTGAAGAATGAGGTGAGAGCTCTTTTACCAGCATTTTGAACTGCACCCATAGACCCAGTATTCATTGCTCCATCATCCCAGTTTCTTGGGTTTTGATCCATCATATTGTTAGGCATAGGAAGTTTGATACCAGCACCTAATTTTTTTCTGAACGGACTTGATCTTGGTATACCAAAGCCAGGACTAGTTTCTTGGATTTTTTTACCAAGTTCTTCATCATATACCCAAGTACCAAAATCGTCAGTATTTAAAGCCGCAGCATATGGTGGTTGATAAGCATAACACTGTATGAACATGTGATCCATGTTATCAGCCATATCTATTGGATATTTGACAATTTTTTTGAAAAGAATATCTGTTGCGCTATCATAATCAGAGAGTGTATGAGCTTCACCAAAACCAATTTTTTCATTTCTTGTTCCTATTGGAGTGTAACCACTTATAGGAACTGGGTTTGTTGTTATCCCTGTATTAGTTTTTGAGTTGTTATTATTTTCTGTTTGATCGTAAAATTGAAATCCTTCAACATTCTGGCTTTTTATTACTCCTGACACCTTATCAAGATTAGCATTATATTGTGCTATTGAATTATTTGATTCTTGCCATGCTTCCGTTGCCCACTCTGGAATTTTTCCCTCGCCAGTGGATTTAATATGATCTCTTATACCTTCAGCAAGAGTTTTATTAATTTGATCTCTCTCTGCAAAAGTTAGAAATGTTCCAATTTTATCATTACCACGACCATCTGTTCCTATAATAGCTTGCATCCTAGTTGTATCCCACTGGCCATCTTCCCATATGGGTTTAGCTCCTTCAACAACTTGACCATTTAAGTCCACTTCTAATATCTGAGCCTTGCTCGACTTAGCATCATAAAACATTCTATAATTTGTAACTTTACCATTCTCTTCCTTCACTATCGTTTGATAGGTCGCTGGATTAATTTCATGACCTAACCTCTCTTCCTCTATTGGGGGAAATGTTGGTATGTTAGCAGTACTCATGGTTAGTTATTTTCTCCAGTTAAATGCTCTGTTCTTAGGGTATGCTCTACCTGATTGGTTGATAAATCTTTCTGTAGGGAGTAAAGCAATACTACCCCAATCTTCATCATCAGGCACTTTATATAGCGTACCCATTCCAGAAAATAGGTATTTGTGTATACTATTTTTGGGTACTACAGACCCGCCACCGCTATTTAGTAAGCTTTCTGCAACTGCATCCCGATAATCAGGATTTATGTAATGTAAATTACATCCCAGAAAACCATCTCTGTCAAATCTTAGAGCGACTGCTAGTGGTTGTATATCCCAAAATGGATATCTTTCTGGATACGCAACGTCATATGAAAAGAAAAATAGAGATCCTATGGTAATCCCACCAGTGTCTATGGTATCGGAATCTTGTTCTTGAACTTGTGCCAAAGCATTTTCAAGAGCATTGGCGTACCATGCACTAGTTCTTCTACCACTACCAGCTTGTTCTCTAATATCTTCTGCGATCATGTGAAATACCTAAATCGTCTTCTGTCATTATTTTAAATTCATACTTTCTGTCAGCACAGTATTGTTCTGCTGCTTTCCACTTTGCTTCATTTATAACCCATGTTTGAACACTTTGAGCCCAAGCTTTAGATCTCTTTTTTGGATTTTTAGGTGGAGCTTTGCATTGTTTTTTGGGTTTCACTTCTATTACAACAGATCTTTTCTTTCCATTTGAGTCAGTGTATTTGATAAAGAAGTCAGGAAAGTATCTGTGTATCTTTCTATCTAAGGGATTCTTATAAGGTATCCAAAATTCCTCTGACTGCCATTGACTTATATTCTCTGTAAGGTCACAGTATTCCATAAACTTTCTCTCCCAAAGAGAACGATAAATGATCTGAGTGGGATCACCTTTATACTTTTTTATATGTTTTGGTTTGAATTTTCCCTTATAAGCCATAAAAACTCATATACATAGTATGGTAAGTCATATGTATATTTAGATGACAAGGGTAAACGACATCAAAAATTATTTTACTCATAAAGTGGGGCCTATGGCTTCGAGTGTTGATTTGGGATCTGCTGATTTGAAGAATCCTGCTGATTTACAGAATTTTCAAATTGCATTAGGAGCACCTGCCTTATCAAACTACTTTAAAGTTTCGATGGAGTTGTCTGCGGAACAACCAGAAAAGATAAGACAATTTCCTGGCACGGAAATAGGTAAAAATTTACAAGAGATTAGAGACGCAAGTGACGATAAAAGGAATACAGAATGTAAGAACTTAAACCAATGGTTGACCTCAGCTAAAGTTTTTGACAAACCCTATGGCCATCAGAAGTTTGAATTATTAGCGAACGAAGCTATGTTGCCTGGAACAAATATGGCTGTTGTTCAAGAGGTCGGTAGTAGGCAAGGTATTAGAGAAAGATTTGCAACACAGAGGCAATATACTGATATTTCCATTGGATTTTATGTTACAAATGATTATACAAGTCTTAGATTATTTCAAGAATGGATTAATTATATGAATCCTCTTTATGTAGGTAACGATGGAACAACTTATACCGAAAGCGCTAAAGGCGGATATCCCGATGCTGGATCATTTAATGCGTTTCATAGGTTCAGATATCCTAGACAGTATAAGAGAGACATTCAAATTACTAAATTTGAAAGAGATCTATCTTTACCACCATTTACTAAACCCAAAAATAGATACTCCTCAAATTTAGGGCCTTCTTATACAGATATTGGTATTGGTGTTAAAGATGTATTTGAGGGATTGAATGATGTATTACCTCCGAGTGAAGAACCAACCATATGGGACTTTGGTGGGCCAGACAGATACCCTAATGTCATAAGTTATAACTTTGTCAACGCATTTCCAATATCAATACAGGACATTCCATTGAGTTATGGAAATGGTCAAGTGTTGCAAGTACAAGTTGATTTTTCATATGACAGATATTATATTGTACAGACTGATAACCTTGATGAAATGTCGGAAATAGAAGCACAAAAAAGTCCCAAAATCATCTCAAATTGACCCTCTAAATAATAACGAATAATTACTTATTATGCCTTTACCTAAAATTACGACGGCTGAGTATGAATTGAAGTTGCCATCAAATGGAAAAACTGTAAAGTATAGACCATTTTTGGTAAGAGAAGAAAAGATTCTTATACTTTCGCTTGAATCACAAAATCAAAAAGAAATTACTAATGCTGTAAAACAGGTTCTCAAAGAATGTGTTATAACCAAAGGCATTAAGATTGAGGATTTACCCAGTTTTGATATAGAATACTTATTTTTAAATATTCGAGGAAAATCTGTGGGTGAAACAATTGATTTAGTTGTTACATGTGGCGATGATGGAGTCACAGAAGTTCCTGTGACTGTGAACATTGATGACATTCAAGTTAAAAAATCTGATGATCACTCTACTGATATAGAATTGGCGGATGGTTACAGTGTGAGAATGAAGTATCCTTCAATAAGTCAGTTTGTGGAAACCAATTTCCAAGATGAGTCAAAGGATCAAGTTGAAAAGTCATTTAACATTGTGGCCAACTCTATTGACATGGTTTATAATGAAGAGGAGATGTTCTCAGCGGCAGAATGTACTAAGAAGGAATTAAAAGAATGGGTCGAATCTTTGACATCAGAACAGTTTCAAAAAATTGAAGGATTCTTCAATACAATGCCTAAGTTACAACATACTTTAAAAGTAAAAAATCCTAAAACCAAAAAAGAAAATACTGTAGTGCTGGAGGGACTAACGGATTTTTTCGCCTAAGTATGTCTCACGTTGATCTTGAGACATACTTCCGAATTAATTTCGCTCTCATGCAGTATCATAAATATTCTCTAACAGAAATTGAGAATATGCCACCTTGGGAAAGGGACATCTATGTTGGACTACTTAAATTACACATTGAAGAAGAAGAACTAAAACGAAGAGCAAGGGAAGCTAAGGCTAATGCTTAAATCCACAATCAAATCTTTTAATAAA